GTTGTCAGCTTTGTTCACAGGCGCTTTTGTAGCGTTACCACTAACCATATATCTATTCCACATGTTTTTCAACAAGTATAGGAGATTTACCATACCTGGATTTATTATCTCTTTGGTTGTAGCTCAAATGCTACATTCTTGGTTTGGAGAACTGTTGGATTCAACACATGATTATGGGATAACGGCGATGATGTTCGTCACTTTACTTAGCAGTATGTATAAGTATTATGAAGAAGAACATCGTCTTAAATTCGGGGTGGAAAAGGGTAAAATCTTTTCTGCAGCACCACCGGTTAGACCGAGAGGCAAACACAACGAACCTAAACCTGATGTTTCATTAAATATGAAACAACGAGATCAGGGATTATCGTTTGTTGATTGGATGTCATCAGTCTACAGCGACTCAGAACCTGAGGACGAGTTTGATCTCGACCCTACTGAGAGTGCATTGGAACGAATGCGTATCCCATACATGACTGGATCATGGGTGCAACACGCCGATGGCAGGATTTTCTATGAAATCAATGGCCATAGTAGGTTTACTTGGCTTGGCAATGAAGAAGTCACACAGGCCTTTAACAGGGCCATGTATGAAGTTTGGGTTGAACGACGCGATCGAGGGTTGAGTCTTCTCGATTGGTGGTTCCCCAAATTTTCTTCACGCTATGTTCTTATGGATACCTGTTTTGCATTGGATGTTGCTATCAAACCAATTGATAAAAGGAAAATTGCGAGTTATAAACCGCCTCCTTGTTTGGTTGATATGTGTGTAGCTAAGAAGTGTGCTTACCCTTGGGTCTGTGTGGAACACTTTATTCCTCATTTCCCTAGAAGGTGTGCTCACAATGAGCATCTTCTTCTTAGAAATAGGGTTTGTAGTGAACCGTTTCCAGACCCACCTGTTAAACTACAGAAATTAGACTTACCACCATTTATGGAACACTTCATTATTTGGGTCAAATTTTTCCTCGTTCCTCTAACTTTTGAGGAATGGGTTTCAAGGTTTCCGGCTGCACGGCAACGACAATTAAGAAAGCAATATAGCGAGTATTTAATTGGCCGTGGCATGGGAAATTGCGAAATGTCCAATTTTATGAAGTCTGAATTCATGCCTTCGTTGAAGGCGCCTCGCCCGGTAACTCAATGGCCGGTACAGGTCTCCTATATGATTGGGAGATGGATGATTCCGTTTGGCGAAGCTTTAACTAGGTTTTGTATTGAATTCCCTGAATATGGTGTTTTGATTGCTATTCATTCTAGCAATGAGGAAGAAGGTCAGTGGTATAGTGACTGGGTGATGAACCCTGAGTTTCATGCTGCTGACGCTGATTTCCATGCTTTTGACAACAGTCAAATACGCCATCATTTATCCGTAGCTTTCGAAATATTTAGGAAGTGCGGT